TCTTTACCAAGGCCGAATTGGTCGAGACCAGCCTGGTCTCGGTGCCAGCAAATCCGAATGCGCTGGCCATCGCTAAGTCGCTCAAGATTTCTCCCGTGACCATCGATCTCGTTTTCGCCGGGGAAGGCAAAGAAAACGAAATTAGACGGCGCGGGTTCACCGGCGGGCAAGCCGACACACCACGAATTGGAAAGGGCGCGACCATGTCGCTCGCTCAAAAGATCAAAGAAAGAGAAGCCTCTATCCTCGACAAGACCGGCAAGCTCGATGCGCTGCACGACGCTGTCGGCGACGGCGACTATCCGAACGATCTGCTGGAGACGGTGAAAAAGGCAAACGCCGAGATCGCGCACGACCGGGAAATCCTGGCGACGTTGCGCGACAGCGAGCGCAATCTCGCCGTGAACAGTGACGACGGCGGCCGGATGCCTGCGGTGATCAAACAAGGCAACGGCAGCTATAGCGCGCCGCAACTGCAAAGGCCGTTCGGCGTCGAACGCAAAAAGCTCGATCCGATCGATCTGCTTTGCCGCTCGGCCGCCTTGCGCCTGCTGGCGCATCACGAGCACAAGTCGGCGATGGAGCTCACACGCGCCCTCTATGGCAACGACGAGCCGCTCGCGGCGGTAGTCGATTGGCAGACCAGGGCGGCCTCGGCCGCGGCCATGACCACGGTCACCGGATGGGCGAAGGAACTGGCGCAACAGACCGTCGTCGAGTTCATGGATATCCTGAAGGCGGCCTCGGTATTCGGGCCGCTGTCTGGCATGGGCCTGGCGCTCGGGTTTGGCCGCAACGCTAAAATCCTCATCCCAACACGGTCGCGCACGCCAACCATCGCCGGATCGTTCGTCGGGGAAGGGTTGCCGATTCCCGTTCGGCAGGGTGCGTTCACGTCGCTCCCGCTGACGCCCATGAAAATGGCCGTCATCACGACCTGGACGCGGGAGCTCGACGAGCATTCGATCCCGGCGATCGAGGGCTTGTTGCGTGATGCCGTCGTCTACGACACCTCGGTTGCGATCGACGCCATCCTGCTCGATGCCAATGCGGCGACGGCGATCCGGCCCGCCGGCATCCTCAACGGTGTGGCCGGCTTGACGCCGACCGCCGGCGGCGGCTTTGCCGCACTCACCGGCGACGTCAAGCAACTGTCGGGGGCTTTGCTGACCGGCACGCTCGGCAACGTGCGCAAGCCGGTCTGGCTGATGAACCCGCAACAGGTCAACAGCGCGGGCTTTGCCATCGCCACCGGCGCGGGCGTGTTTCCGTTCCGCGACGAGATCAGCCAGGGCCGCCTCGGCGGCTGGCCGATCATCCAGAGCGGCACGGTGCCGGCGGGGACCGTGATCGTGATCGATGCCGCCGACTTCGTCAGCGTCACCGGCGACGGGCCGCGGTTCGAGATCAGCGATCAGGCCACGTTACACATGGAGGACACGGCGCCGACCGACATCTCGACATCCGGCACCGCGGTCGCCTTCCCGGCCAAGAGCATGTTCCAGACCGACATGCTGGCCCTGCGGATGATCATGCCGCTCACCTGGGGAATTAGGCGAACAGGCGTCGTCGCGTGGGTGGCGGGCGTTACGTGGTGATCCGCAACAGAAGGAGGCAATGATGGCTAAGCAATATCAAGGCAAGCCAGTTCGCAATTCGCGCCCCGCGCGCGAAGGCGACGATGGGTTTGTCAAGGACACCGGCCAGGTCGTTGTCACGCTCGAGGACGGCACCGAGAAGACCGTCAAGGGCGGTGAGGTAACGGACAAGCCAACAGAGGGAGGTCAAAAATGACCGACAACGAGCAGACGACCGCCGCGAAAAAGCGGCTCGCCGACGAGCGCGCGGCCCGCGATAAGGCGAACGAGGCGCAGGCCAAGACGGCTTCGGGAATTAAGCCGACGCCGACACAAGAGGAGAACGACCTCGCCGCCTTGGGCGTCCACCTCATGGAGCACGAGCACGACGGCAGCGCCGACCCGAATGAACCGCAGACCAAGCAGGCCGAGGCCGGCAAACGTGGCAGCTACCAGACGCGGAACACGACGCCAGCAACATGACCGTAGTCCGCGGGTTTCTGGCACGAGTTGCCCAGCTTGTCGGCAAGGCGGCTGAAGGCAGCTATCGGCCAGGTCCCTGGCATTTACCAGTCACCGGCGGGTGGTTGCCCGCCGGTGTCGCCGACAACTGGTGGCAGCAGGGCTATACGCCGGTCAGCCTCGGCACCCAGTCGGCCATGGTCGAGGCTTGCGTCTCGGCCTATGCGCAGACCGTCGCCATGTGTCCTGGCGACCACTGGCGGCTCAACGACAAAGGCGGGCGCGAGCGCGTCAAGACCTCGGCGCTCTCACGCCTGCTTCGCCATCCTAACGACTATCAGTCGATCTCGGACTTTCTGCTGAACGTGACGCGCTCGCTCTACCTCGAGGGCAACGCCTATGCGCTCGGGTTGCGTAACGACCGATTCGAGATCGACGAGCTGCACCTGATGGACCCGCTGCAGTCCCATCCGCGGCTCGCGTCCACCGGCGACATTTTCTACCAGTTGCACGGCAACCAGGTGATCGAGAAACGGCTCGGCAGCGAGCCGCTGATCGTGCCGCAACGCGATGTCCTGCACATCCGGCTGCATACGGTGCGGCATCGCTGGCCGGTGCCGTTGATCGGCGAGAGCCCGATCGTCGCGGCCTACAGCGACATCGGCGTAACCAACGCGATCGCGCGCCAGCAAATGGGGTACTACCTCAACGAGGCGCGGCCCTCGGCGGTGCTCTCGACCGACCTGAAGCTTAAGCAGGAAGAGGTCCAGCAGTTGCGCGACCGCTGGAACGATCAAACCAAGGGCTTGCACCAGGGCGGTACGCCGATTCTCACCGCCGGGTTGAAGGTCCAGCCCTGGGCGCAGAGCGGCAAAGATGCCGGCACCGCCGAGATGATGAAGCTGTCGAACGAGGCCATCGCGCTGGCGTTCCGCATCCCGCTACAGATCCTCGGCATCGGCGGCACGTCGTACAGCTCGACCGAAATGCTGATGCAGAGCTGGGTCGCAAGCGGACTGGGATTTGCGCTCAACCATATCGAGGAGGCGTTCGGCCTGCTGTTCGACCTCAAGGGCCAGCCCGACGAATATGTGGAATTCGACACCGCCGCGCTGCTGCGCTCGGCGATGAAGGACCGCATCGAGAGCCTGGCGCGCGGCGTGCAAGGCGGCATCTTCGCCCCAAACGAGGCGCGCGCGCTTGAAGGCTACGAGGCAGTTTCGTTCGGCGACGAGCCTCGCGTCCAGCAGCAGGTCGTCCCCTTGAGTCAGATCGGGAAGACACCAGCCGCACCGGCGGCGCCGCCGCCTCCTACGGCGCCGCCGGCCGTGGCACCGGATGCCGCTGCCGATCCGGCAAAGCTACCGCCACCCCCGGAAGGGGCGCCCAAGAAGTCGGGCGATGAGCTGGCTGCTGCTTTCGCTCTCGCACTGAAGGCCGCCGCGTGATGGATGAAGAAACCATAACGGCGCTCGCCAAAGGCATGGCGCCGTTCGTGCGCGAGTGCGTGGCCGATGCCGTGTTCAAGATCGGCCTTGACCGCGAGGTCGCCATGCTGCCGCCCGAGCTCGCCGGTGAGGTCGCCAGTGCGGCCCGGATGCTGCACGAGCTGCCGCCGACCGCGACATCCGACGACAGAGGCGTCGAGGCGCCACAAGGCTCGCGGGTAGCAGAGGGGTCACAAGGCCCGCAGGGCGTGCCAGGGCCGGCTGGGCCGCCTGGTGATAGAGGCGAAAAGGGAGAGCCTGGCCAGGACGGGCGCGATGCTGCCGATGTTGACCTGATCCGCTACTTTATTGCCGAGCAGATCGACGCGGCGATCGCCAACAGTTTCGAAAAACTCGGCACAAAATAGAATGCACGGCACACAACGACGGGCATGGCTTAAACGGCTCGCAACACCACCAGTCTATGCCGAGATCAGCGGCACGCCGTATGGTGGTCAGATTGCGCAATTTATCAATGACCACGAGATTAAGGGAATTGATGCTGTCTTTGGCGGCGGCGGCTCGCAGGGCGACGGCTCAGGCGAGCCAGGGCCGCCAGGACCGCAGGGAGATCCTGGCCCGATTGGGCCGCAAGGCCCGCAAGGCGATCCCGGTCCCATTGGCCCGGCGGGGCCGCAGGGCGATCCTGGCGCGACGGGAGCACCCGGCCCCGCTGGACCTACCGGAGCAACGGGCACAACTGGCGCCGACGGCGCTGACGGGGCACCTGGCGCGACCGGCCCAAAGGGCGACCAGGGAAACACCGGAGCAACGGGTCCGCAAGGTCCACCTGGCGCCGATGGAGCAGGCGCACCAGCGACGGCACTGCCGTTGGTGGACGCCACGCCTGCGGTCGTCGGCACGTCGATGCTGTTCGCGCGTCAGGATCACGTCCATCCGACCGACACGTCGCGGGTTGCCAAGGCTGGCGACACGATAACGGGCACACTTGCGATCAGAAATGCCGATCCATGGATGTTTTTTCAGAAGACTGCCGGCACTGGACATTCTTGTGCGCTTTGGGGGCAAGTGGACACCGCGGCGCGCTGGACACTGGTAATGATAAACGGAGACGCCGAGACTGGTGGAAATACTGGCTCGAATTTTCAGATCGATCGTTGGGATGATAGCGGCGGCAACATAGGCCCCGCGCTTACGATCAACCGCGCCACTGGCAACATCGGCATCGGGACGGCAACGCCGGGGAGCAA